TGGTTTTAATGCTTCTAATATATCTTCAGCACTTCTAAAATTGTATTTACCAAAACTATTAAATTTTGATTTGTTTGCTTTAAATTCTTTTTGAATTAAAGATAGTTTTTGATTTAAGTTTAAATCTTTCATTTTACTTTGTTTTTAAATTGTATAATTCTTTTTTAATAATTGTTTTGTACTCTTTTGGGCATTGTTCATCTGCTAATTCAAAGCAATAAGTTTCTAATGTACTTAATAAACTTTCTAATTCGCAAATCTTACTTTGCATTGTTTCAATTCTAAATCTGTTGTAGTCTAATAAATCTTTCATTGTTATTTGTTTTTTAATTATGGTACAAATCTAACTATTAAATTAATACAAAAATAAACTTTAACATTTCTTTAACTTTTATACAAAAAAAAGAGTGGCTATAAAACCACTCCTTCTTGACAAAAACAATTTAAAAAACATTATGTAAATTTATGCAAGATATTTACCTGTTGTTTATAGTAATCAATCATATCAATTAATTCTACATCAGCAAATTTAAATATTTGTTTTGATTTTAAATAAAGTTCTTCTGATAACTTATTACCAAGATATAAACTATATTTATATTGTTCACCCGCCTTGAAAACGTTGCAACCCATACATTGAACCTGGCAATTATCTTCATCCCATCTTGTTGAGTAATTTGCTCTACTCATAAAATGGCCGTTCTGCATCTTTTTCCAATGGTCTTTTTTGCCACAAGTAACACATTCAGCTATTTCATTTTTTGCATATCTTAAACGAATATACTGGCTAAAAATTGTATCTAATTCTTTTATTAGATTTTTCCTTAAAGGTTTCTTTGCTACTTTTGTCATATAACGTATTTTAGATATGATTTAAACAAAGATAATTGATTTTAAGTATACTTATATACCTTGACTAAAAATTGTGTCTTAAAAACGTTTATTTTCTTTATTTTTAATTTCTTAATAATATATATATTAATATAAATAACTTATTTAGTTCAAAGAATATTATAATTTAATATATATTTATTTATTTAGTTCAAAGAATATTATAATAAATAATAATTTTAAAATATTAAATCTATATTTCAAATATAATATTTAATTATATAAATAAAATAATTACTTATAAACAAATATTTAATATATATAATAATTTAATTAATTCAAGAATATTATAATAAATATATATATATAATTATTTAATTCAAAGATAATATAATATATATATTAAAAAATATAATAATAAATATATAATATATTAAATAAATAACTTAAATATATAATTAATAATTTTAAATCTATATTTATAAATAATATAAAATAATATAATTAATAATATATAATAAAAATATATAACTAAACTTTCTTTTTTATCTATTTTTTTTTCTTTTAATACTTTTGAAGTAGAAACAACTTGCTTACTATGTTTTATTTGTTGTTTTAAAGCGTTTTGTGACACTTTCTTTTGATTTGTATGTAAACTATTGTCTTTTGTTTTTTTGTGTCTTATTTTAACGTTTTTATAAGTTTTACCATTTACAACTATTTCTTTTGTGTTATCTATTGGTTCAATTATAATTTCATCTTCAGTTTTATCTATTTTAGAATTGTTGTTTATTTCAGTATTTTCATTTGTTTTTATTTCTGTTTTTACATCAACAACTGAAACACTATCTTTCTTTTCTTCTAAATTTGTTTTACTAACTTTTCTTGAACCACAAGATATAAATAATAAACTAACTAAAATATAAATCAGCTTCTTCATTTCTTCTATTTGTTAAACCATTAATAACTTTACCACCAGCTTTATTCCATCTTAAAAATTCTGCTTTTAGTGTTAAGTCATTAGGATTTTTATTTATTTTTTTTAATAATGTAGATGAAGAAAAATTACCAGTTCCAACATTATAAGCAAATGAAACTAAAGCATTAAATTGATTTTGTGTTAATTCAGTTATCACTAATTCATCTACTCTTTTTGCAAATCTATTAGCTATTTCTTTAAACATTTCAAATGCTTGTTGTTTAGTAATATCTTTGTCTAATAGTGTTACTCTTTTACCATCTGAATAATATGTATTTCCATAACCTATTGTTGGTATTTTAGCTGGACACAAATAAGGATTTAAACTCAATCCTTCGTGTTTAGTTATAAATAAATAACCTTTATTATCTAATATCATCTGTTTGTTTTTTTATAGCTTTCAAATTGCTTTTTAAGTGCTTCGTGGTCTTTTTCCAACTGCAAATATTTACCTTCTAATTCATTAAATTTATCTTTCCAATATTTACTTGCTTCTACTTCTTTTGCATAAGCTAAATACAAATCATTAAATTGCTTTTGTAAACTTCTAACATCATTTCTTAAATCTGCAATATCTTTAGTTTGTTCAACATTACAAGCTCTTAATTCATCCCTATCAGTTTTTAAATCTTCAACTAAAGCATCATAGATATTTTGAACTTTAGTTAAAAAGTCACCATTGCTGTTTTTTATTTCAACTTTTTTAGCTTGTTTACCACCAAATATCCAAGCTATTGGAATTGATATTGTACTAACTATTGCAACCCAATTTTCTAATAACCAAATCATATCACTATTGCTTCAGCTTGTTGAAATATTTCATCTACTTGGTCATCAGTCATTCCTGTAACAGACTGAATAAATAAAACAGTTTGACTATTTCTTTCTACTGTTGTACCATAGTTCCAAACATTTTTAGCAGCAGTTTTATTTGGTTCATCTAATTGGTCTAAAGCACTTTCTATTGTAGTTTCTAAATTCATTAACTTTAAAATAGTTCGCACTCTCCAAAGTTGTACCTCGCTTGGTGTTTTATCTTTGAATGCTTGGTCTATTTCTTCTGGTGTTGCACCTTCATAAAATGTTCTTGTGTCAAAATTAAAATATGGTTTAACCATTTCAACTTGCAAAAGTTCATTAATTAAAACTTCAGTTTCTAAACATTCATTTGAGTAAGTAACTCCGACAACTTGATTAGTTGATATATTTATTATTGTTTTCATATTTAGTTATTTATGTAACACATTACAGGTGTTGAGCTATCTCCAGAAGTCCCTAATGTTAAAGTAAAAAACAAGTACAATGTATTTGCAGTATTATAAGAAGTTGAACCAGTTACACCAGCAGTATTAGCAATATCTGTAACTGATGAAGTACTAAAAGGAAATCCATACAAATTACCACCGTTCAAAGAAAAAGTTCGTGTTATTAATATATTTGATGCTAAAGCAGCAGATGAAAAAGTAGCTATTTGTGTTGCTCCAGATAAAGTATTACTTGTATTTATTCTTAAACGAATTGTAGTAGTTCCAGTTGTAATTGGTTTTGAAACTAAATATAAAATTTTCATTATATCAGTACTATTAAAGGTATTACCAGAAATAGTTGCAGTTGCTATAATAGTTTCAGCAGTTGTACCAGTGTGAGCAGTTTGTGAAGTTTGAATAAATCTATAAGGCGTATATGCTAAAGCATTTTGTTTTAATGCCAATGCATCAAACACAGCGTTTTGACTTGGTGCTATTGTTGTAACACCATCTGTAATAGCATCAGCTACTTTTGCATTTATAGCAGTTGTTTGTGCTGAACTTACTGGTTTATTTGCATCACTTGTATTATCTACATTACCTAATCCAACAAATGATTTATCTATTGTTTTATTTTTCCATAAATCTGTTGAAGTTTCATAAACTAAACCTTGATTGTTTGCTACACTTGAAATAAAAACATTGTGAAGTTCATCAAGTTCCCATCCGTTCATTATCTTAACATAAATCTTACCATTGATTGCGTGAGCATATTCAACGTAACCTAAAACAACAATATGACCAGTTGAACCATTTGGTTTAATATTTGTCATTTTACCAGCAGTTGTTGGTGATAAATATAATACATCACCATCTGACCAAGTTTCACTTTGTAAACTTCCTGTTGTATTTATACCTTCTAATTGACCAACTGTAATAATAAATCCTTCTTGATTTGCAGCAATAGTTTCTGTTACTATCCCTAAAGTATCAGCACTATTTAAATCATTATTAGCTCTTGCTAAATCAACTGCTAATCTTTGACCTTGAGCACCACTAACTTTTACAACTTGATATGCTGCTTTTGTTAATGTAGTATTAGGTGAAACTTTGTTTACTATTCTTGCAACTAAATCAACTCCATTTTTTAAAATAACATTACCACCTTTTAAAGTGGTTTCTGTACTTCCTAAAGTATCATTCCATCTTGTAACAGCAACACCAGCAGTTCCACTTGGTGTAGTGTCTAATTCTATTTGACCAGCTTTTAATTCATATTCACCTAAATCAACATCAGCAGTTGCACCTGTATAAGGCACTAAAGTTGAAGTGTCAGGAATATCAGTAGTTAAAGCAAATGTTCCATCTGCATCAGGTAATTGATAAACTCTATTATCACTTAATGTTGATGATTGTATTTTTGCTTTAAAATCATTATCATTTATAAAAGATAAAGAATTACTATTTTTATCTACATTAAATACTTCTTGTGTTGTATGATTTTTAAATGATAACCCTAAATCATCAGTCCAACTTAAATAACCATAATCAACTACATCATTACTATATAAACCTAATGAATTTACTTCTACATCATTTGTTGTTGTATTTCCAGCATCAGTAACTTGTTGAAGCGTTGGTGTAATACCAGTATTTACTAATTCCCAAACTGCTGCATCTTCTGTTGGGTCTATACAAAGATAAACATCACCATTGTCTAAAATCCATCTTGTATTTTGAACAAAACCTTTAGTTACATCATCTGTTGCAGTTGGTGTATAAGTAAGATTATGTGATACTTCACGAATAATAGTTCCACCATCATTCATTATGTAAAGTCTACCAGCTTCCCATTTGTGTTCATATCCTACACCACAAATTTGTGAAATACCTTTAGAACCACCATTACCAGCATCAATAGTTCCTTTTTTAAGCATTGAACCATTATCTAATATAATAGCATCACCATTTGAAATATTTATATTTTCACCATCTGTTACATTTCCTAAATCTAAAGTTTGTGCTAATGTTTGTGTTCCACCACCACCACCTGTTACTTTATTTATATTAACTGTAATAAGATTATCAGTAACATTAATAGTAACTTCTTCAATGGTTTCACCTACGTTTATATCTATAATATCACTCATTATCTTGTTACATCATTTTTAATTACAAAATTTCCACTTATGTAAGTTTTAACAGTACCATCACCAAATTCAATTTCTATATCATATAAATAATTAAAAGCACAAATATCAATTATTTGTTCATTAATCTTAAATAAACCATTTACATCATCAGTTATTGTTATACCAGCATTTGCAACTGAAGTTAAAGATAAAAATGGAATACCACCATATTCTTTACGTAACTGCATTCTAATAATAGCATCTTCTAAACTATATGGTTCATCGTTTAATAGTAACTCAAAAGTTACTTCTTCAAATGTGTCTCCTTTAATGCTTTGAAAATTTAATCCCATCTTTAGTTTTGTTTTCTATTTTTTTTAAAAATATTTCTAACTTTATAATGTTAGATTGTTTTGGTTTATATTTATTTATCATAGTACCCATCCAGTAAAATAAGCATCTCTATCTGGATACATATCACCATTTGAATTAGCATTATATTCAGGAAAATCTGCTTGGTTAAAACACATAAAATCTATAAACCTATTTGTGTAATGTTGTGCTATATCCCTTGCTTTTTCTACCAAGAAATCAATTTCATTCTTTTCAACATTTGTAGCGTTTTCTGATGTATGTTTGTAGATACCTTTTCCAGCTATTGTAATCGCCAAGAAGGGAAGTGCCTCTACCATTGACCAGTGTATTACCATAGGTTTGATATACTTGCTTAAAAGCGTTGTATATGGTTCTATTAAGTCATCATTTACAATATCATCATTTAGTCTATTAAATAATTGTGTCCCTAAATAATTTTGTATATGTGTATCTTGTGCAATCTTAATATATTGAACAAATTTATCTACATCAATATTTCCATTTAATGCTGTAAACCTAACAATATCATCTCTTGTAACAAATAATGCTTGTGCCATATCTTAATTTGTAAATCCCATTTTATCCCAATATTCTTGTGTAAAACCTTTTGTTGGCATATCTGCTGGTTTCATAGCAACTTCTTTTTCATTTCTTATTCTATAACCATACTTTTC